AACGGAGGTATGTTTAGAGGTAAATCACACGCTAACGGTGGTATTAAGTTTGCATCAGGAGGAAGAATACACGAAGCCGAAGGTGGAGAAGCTATTATCAACAAGCGTTCAACATCAATGTTTAAGCCTGTTCTTTCTGCTATAAATTCATACAACGGAAACGGAGTTAAGTTTGCTGATGGAGGATTACTTAATAGTGGAGAGAGGTTTGCACAAGGAGGTCAGTTGGCTGATATTCAAGGTATGATTTCTCAACAACAAGTAACTCAACAAGTTATAATGGTAGAGAGTGATGTAACAAGAAGTCAAGGTAAAGTATCTGCTATTGAAAGTCAGGCTACTTTTTAGTATATTTGCATTATGGCTATAAGACAAAACAAAGAAGAAGTTGTTGCTGAGTTTTTAGAGTTGATGTATAAAGACATTAAGACTAAGTTTTCAGACGATGCGGGTATTAAGAATGTCGTGTATCACTTAGTTGAAATTGGACTTGTAGAGCCTAAGAGATTAAGAAACTATATGATTATATCAGACTTCCAAAAAATGTTAAAAGACAACAAAGGTCATAGCACACATACGTTTATGGATTTGTCTATAAAGTATGATGTGTCGGACAGGACTTGTCAGAATGTAGTTTACAAGGAAAGCAAGAAAAATAAACGAAAGAACAATATTAGATAAGTATTGTAAAGTTTTTCGTATATAAGGTAATAACTAATAATATATTTGTGGTTATGAACAAATGGTACTCAATAGAAAACAAAGCAGACGGTAATGCGGTTGAAATCTCAATTTACGATGAGATAGGCGACTACGGAACTTCTGCCAAAGACTTTATAGAGGAAGTAAAGAATGTAAGCGAGAGAGATATTACGCTAAGAATCAACTCTGTTGGTGGTAGTGTATTTGACGGACTTGCTATATACAACACTTTACGTTCTCACAGAGGTTATGTAAATATTAAGATTGAAGGTTTAGCGGCATCAATTTCTACTGTTATTGCGATGGCAGGAGATAATATTGAAATGTCAGAGAACGGATTTTTTATGATACACAACCCATTCGGACAATCAGCAGGGGAAGCAGTTGATATGCGTAAGACTGCTGATTTACTTGACAAAATAAAAAGTGAAATTATCGAGATATATCAAAAAAAGACTGACTTGACTTATGACGAGTTGTCTAATATGATGGATAAAGAAACTTGGTTATCAAGTCAGGAAGCTATTGAATTTGGATTTGTCAATAATATGACTGAACCAATGAAGATAGCTGCTACATTTGACCTATCTAAATTTACTAACGTAAACGAAAAAGAGGTAAATGATAAATTAAGTTTAATTAATAATAAAACAAAAATGACTGAAGAATTAAAAACTTGGTTCAACGGTGTTAAAGAAGAAATCTTAAACGCTGTTAAGGGAGAAGAAGTTTCATCTCCTGCTGAAGCAGTTTCAATTTCTATTTCAGACAATGAAGTTATAGTTAACAAGTTCGAGGAACTTGAAGAAAACGCTATATCTTTGAGAGAAGAAAAAGAAGAATTAGCAGGTCTTGTTGGAGAAAAAGAAGGTACTATTACTGACTTAACTAACAAGGTTGCTGAGATGGAAACTAAATTAGCAAAATTAGAAGCTACGGAAACAAGCGTAGAAGCTGAATCTGACCCTGCAATCAATGAAAATGATGTTGTAGTGAATAAGTGGGATGCTTTCGCTAAATCAATTTTAAAATAATTAATAAATAAAAAAAAATGGCTAACGAATTATTAGTAACAAGTTTACCTGATATTGAACAATATGATGTAAACAGAGCTATAATCCAACCTATCTTTATGGGTCAGGACTATATGCAGTATATGGAAGTATTACCTAACATTAAAGGTACTACTGTAATTGACAAGTTCAACCAACTAGGAAAAATTACAAAAGCGTTTACAGACGGTGCTTTCGCAGGACAGACTATCGCTGACAAAGGTGCTACTGTAACAATTACTCCATCAAGAGTAGAAGCTCAAATTGAGTTTAGAGCAGATGAGCTTTTCAACAAGATAAAAGGTCAATTAATGCGTGGTGGTTATGAGTTTGATAACATCGAAGGTAGTGTTGTAAAAGACATCTTATTAGATTTAATCGGACAAGGCTTAAAAGCTGACTTTAACACTCAACTTTGGTTATCTGACATCGCTGAAGCTGATGCACACTACGGAATTTACGATGGTATCTTCCAAGCTGCTAAAGATGCGGGTGCAACTGCACTTACAAGAGAATATTCAGGTCTTTCGACACAAGCTGATGATGCTGCTTTAGTTTCAGGTAATGGTGTAAAAATCTTAAAAGGACTATACGATAGTGCTGCACCTGAATTATTAGAAGCAGGACAGCACGTTTTCTTCGTATCAGGAGATATTGCTGATGACTATATGGCTACTACTTTAGAAGCATCAGCTTATGCTGCTGCGGGTTACGGTGCTTTAGTAAACGGTGTTCCTCAATTAACATTTAGAGGTATTCCTATCATTGTTCGTAGAGATTGGGATGTATCAATCGCTGCTGATGCTTCAGAAATCAACGGTTGTACTTCTGCTAACGAAACTCACAGAGCTATGCTAACTACAAAAGATGCTTTTGTTGTGGGTACTGACTTCGATGAGAACTACGTTGAGCAATGGTACTCTCAAGACAACAAGGCATACAGATTCCGTGTGGCTTATATGGTGGGTGTAGCATTGAAAGATGGTAAGTTATGTACTTACTATACTCCAAACGCTATCGCATAATTAACATAATATGGGGGGTTGCAATATACCCCCTTATATTTTAACTTTATAAAAAAATAATAAAATGGCAATAGAAAATTTAAGTATAGCACATACTGACTTAGAAGTAAGAGGTGGACTGCAATACGTTGCAATAGGACTTTTATCTCAGGCTTCGGCAATGGGATTTGATGATGCTGCTGTTCACACTATGTCTTATACTGCTGCTGCTGCTTTAGAACTTTTTGACCTTAAACAAGGTACGGGTTCTTTAACAACAAGTGGTTCAAAAGAAGGTGGAACAATTTTGTTTGAACACACAGTTTCATTCTACGTTCCTAATTGTTCTTCTGCACACCTAAGAAGTTTGGAAACTTTAAAAGACCAAGACTTAGTTGTTGTAGCAAAAGGACACGATGGAAACGCATTTACACTAGGTATGTCTAAAGCATTTGGCTTAGAGGACAGTACATTAGGTAACGTTCAGATGAGAGCAAGACTTTCTGCTATCGAAGGTGGTACGGGTGCAGCTTTAGGAGATGAGAATGGTTTGACAGTAACAATTACTGCACAATCAGGAGAGCTTCCAAGAGTATGTTCTAACACTATCACACTTGATACAGCAGCAGGTACTGCAACTTTATCATAATGATTAACTAAAAAGGAATGGGTTTGACGAAGAAATTTGTCATTCCCCTTCTTTTTATTATATTTGCGATATGTATAAATCTAAATTAAACAAAGGAACAACATTCTTTAACGGGTTTAAGGTAAGTTGGTCTAATGCAACTCAAGAAGAACTTAAAAAAGTTCACGAATTAGGACATACTAATTTTGTAACAAAAGAAGAAAATGCAGCACCAAAAAAGAACAAGTCAAAAGCCAAAAAAGTCGAAAGCACAGAAAACTCCGATAACGAGTAGCTTTAACACTAAGTATGCTTTTGTAAACTTATCTACTCCTCAAGTTAATACTGAGGTAAAAGACTTGGATAAGTTGAGATATGATTGGATTCCTTTTGGTTCTGACAATCTTTTTCCGCAATATCTCGCTGAATTAAAAAGACAATCTTCAACACATCGTTCTGTACTAGCACAGAAAACAACATTTACAACGGGTGCAGGTTTTTTATCTGACAACGAACAGTTAATGGAGTTTATTTCTGATGTTAACGCAAACGGAGAAAGTTTAAAAGATTGCTTTAAAAAATTAGCAGATGATTATTTTACTTATGGAAATGCTTATCTTGAGGGAGTTGTATATGATGGTGGTGTTAACTTTTATCATAAAGACGCTTCGACTGCAAGATTAAGCAAAAACAAACAGCACGTTTACTTCCACCCTGATTGGGCGAATCAAAAGAAGTTTAAAGAAAAAACACAAAGAATACCAATCTATCCAAATATATCTAGCAGTAGATTTATAATACATTACAAGGACTACGAAAGTACATTTAGCTTTTATGGTTTACCTGACTATGTAGCTGCTTTAGAGCATATTGCGATAGATTTTGAAATTGGAAAGTATAATCACACAGCATTTAAAAATGGATTTAGTCCTTCTGCCATTGTTACTGTTAATGGAGATTTTGGCGAAGCGGAAGCAGAGAAATTTGTAGAAGCTGCTAAAGATACACTAACGGGTAGCGGCAACAACTCAAAGATATTATTCCTTGTTAAAAACGGAGATGACAGTAGAGGTACTGATGTTCAAATTATAAACAACAAGGAAGATGGCGACTTCTTAGATTTACAGAAGTTAACAGACCAAAATATAATTACTGCTCACAGATGGCAACCTGCATTAAGTGGGATTGTTTCTTCGGGTAAGATGAATAACACGGGTAGTGAGATTAGAATAGCTTATGACCTTGCTATGAGTACGGTAATAAGAGATACAACAAACATACTGCTAGACCCTATAAAGAGAGTTATAGCAAATGAGGTTGGATTAGACACGGAGGATTTAACAGTAGCTTACGAGCCACCTATTTCATTCCTTTCTGACATAGACCCTAAGCAAGTTTTAACTATCAACGAACAAAGAGCAATGCTTAACAAAGACTTGCCTGAGATTGAAGATGGAGAACTATTGATTTCAGACAGACAGACAATTAGAGTAGAACGACAAAATACAGAGATATAATGGCAAACGTAAGACAATATGATACACTTGTAACCGCAGCAGAAGTTATTTCAACTTCATTTACCAATCAAGCTACTGACCCTTCTTTAGTTAATAAGGCTGTACTTGAGATTGCGGAACTTGCACATATTAAACCTATGTTGGGTTTAGATTTTTATGAGGAATTAAAAACACAAAATGATTCAACAGGAACTCTTACTGCCGATAACTCTGACCTGTTAACTTATTATTTAAAACCTGCACTATGTTGGTACGCTAGATTTGAAGCTATGAACGAGATGCAGTATAATACTACTTCAGCAGGTTTAGTTATAAATGTTTCAGAGTTTAGTAACCCTGCAAATGTTGAACAGTTTAATCAAATGAAGTCTGACACCTTTAGAAAGGCACAAGTTTTTAGTGATGATATGTTAGCTTACATAAGACATCAAGACCAAGTAGGAAAGTACCCTCTTTGGGGTAGGGATGGAGATAGCTCTATGCCTGAACTAGACGGAGATTATGCTCAAAAAATGAACGGAATAATATTTTACTAATGGATTTAATCAAGTATTACTTAAAATATATATTTAACGCAACCGTAAGGAAGAATGATAGTTGTCCTGATGGATATGAACATCAGATGCCTGATGGTAATTGGATGTGTGGTAGGGAACACCCTGAACCATACAACTTCACTCAAGAGGAGATAGACGAAACATTTAAAGAATACAAGGCTTCTGTTAATATGAGCCACTCTGAATTAAAGAGATGGTCTGAAACAAAGTGTAGTAAGAAGGCTAGTATAGGAAGAACTGCTATAAACAGAAACCTAACCTTACTTTCTAAAAAGAAAGCTGATTGGACTTCTGCTAACGCAACCGAAGCTAGAAAAGCTATTGCATATATAGCAAGAGCAAGAAAACAAAAACAAGGCAAAAATGTGAGTAAAGACTGCCCTTACTCAAAGAATTATATTGCTTTAAAGAATTGGGCATACGATAGAAACAAATAAAAAATATATAAAATGGCATTTGACTTTTTAGACGACAATGAATCATTGATGAGAATGGTTGGTAATACTCCTTCAGGAGATGTTGAGGTGTTTACAACTGTTGCTCAAACGGGTAAAAGTTTTTACTGTTTGCATTTTCCTGTTGCAAGTGTTGTGGCTAGTATTGCTGCTTCAGACTGCACGGGAGAAACTGCTTTACAAACTACACTTCCTGCGGGAACGACATTGTTTATAGGTACGGTAACAGCTATCACATTAACAAGCGGAATCTGCATAGGATATAAAAAATAATAAGATATGGCAAGTACAGTAACAGCAGCAACTCTTGAAGTTGTAATATCAGAGAATCTTAGCTTAGGTGGAACTGAGTATGGTGGAACAAAAACACTATCAATAGGAAGCATAAACGAGGTTTTTAAAAGAATAGTAAAGTGTGTAAACAGTCAGACTACTACTGTTGCTACTTTTAATGGAAATGCTTTTGCATCTGCAAACGCTATTGATGTAGAGGATGCAAAGTATATAAGAGTTACAAATCTTGATGATACTAACCCTGTTGAGTTGGCTATTGTTGGTGCTGCAACACTTTATCAAGTTAGGTTAGCGGCAGGAGAATCTCATATTTTAGGCTCTCCTGAAGATTTAATGTTGTCCGAAGCAGACACAAGTCCTAGTTTTGGAACAATGGCAGATATAGCAAGTATTCAAGTAAATCCTGCATCAAACGATGTAGATGTAGAAATTTTTGTAGCAAGTATATAATATGGCAAGTAACGAACATAGTGCTTTAGATAATGCTCAACTTCACGTTCCTAAGGACTTTAGTTCGGCATCTGCTAATACGGTTTTAACAAAGAACGGAAGCAACGCTTTAGCTTGGGTTGACGACAACTTTAGACGTATGCAGCACATTAGGGTTGCAGGACACTTTAGTAAAAGTTCAACAGCAGAACACGCACCTACTTATGCAGGTGGTGTAACTCATAGTTGGGATACTGTTGTTACTGATTCTACTGCCGATGCACAAGATGCTGTTGCACAAGCACAACTTTACTGCACTAGAGATGGATTTGTTAATGCTTTTGCAGGTGTAATAGCTTGTACTTCAGGAAAGACTATAAACCTTAAAGTATATAAAGGTACTCCTGCTGATGCAAGTGCTGCTCCTATTGACTTAACGCAATTAGGTGCTACTGCTACCGAAACAGGTGGTGGTAATACAACCGTAGATTTATTTGAAGCGGGGTCTATGGGTTCTTCTGCTGCTTTTTCTGCGGGAGATGTTATTATAGTAACCATATCGGCAGGAAACACAGATGCAACTGTTGCAAGATTTAACGGAACATTAGAAATAGTATATACAGACTAATATGTTAGGACTAGGATTATCAATAGGGAATAAGAATACAAGTATAAAAGATATGCTTGGTTTAAAATTATTTTTAGAGCAACAGAACATTACTATTCCTGATATTGATAGCGATGGAGATACTGATGTTAAATGGCTTGACACAAGCGGTAATAATAATCACGCAACACAAAGCACAGATGCTAGGCAGCCTACGGTAAGTGGAAATACACTTGAGTTTGATGGTGCTGCAAATGGAACTAACTCGGATAGATTAGATTTAACTTCTTTGATTACCCTGACTACCTTTACTATATTTATGGTTTTGGATTTAGAAAATGCAAATCCTACTACCGAAGCTGTTATAGGGAAAGGTGGAGATGCAAGTAACAACATTAGGATTAATCAAGGGGGAACTGACAATAGAATTGTTTTAAAGTCAAGTGGAGGAAGTGGTGGTGCTGTAACTCTTGATGCTCAAGGATTAACCGAGAACATACCAACCGCAAAGTTTTTATTTGGAATTACTAGGGGTTCTGCTGCTGCAACAAACAATGTTGAAATTTACAGCAACTTAACAAAAATAACAGGAACAGCAAACGATAGCGACAGCACATCTACTTTACTTATAAATAGTTTAGGATTTGTTTCAACATCTTTAGAAACAGAGGGTTTTATAAACGAGGTTGTTGTATTTGACAGAGAGCTTAACGCTGCTGAACTAACTTCGGTACAGCAAGACATAATGAAAAGACACGGATTATAATGGCAACAGCAGCACAAGAGATAGCACTAATGAAGCAGAGAATGGAATCAATGGAAGATAAGATTGATAATATGGATGAGAAGTTGGATAATCTAACAAAAAAACTTCTTGACCCTGATTTTGGTGTGGTTTCTCGTGTAAATCAAAATACACAGGCTCGAAAAATGATTAGCAGAGCTATGTGGTCTTTATATGTAATTGTTTTAACTGCATTAGCAAGTTTATTTTTCGGAAAATAAATGATACAAAAAGACTTTACACTTAGTATAGGTAACATTATATGGGTTATAGGTATTATATTCACTATGGGTATAGCTTATTCTCAGATAGGTCAATTAGGAGAGGACATTGTTGTTCTTGAGAAAAGACTAGAAAAGAAGATAAAAGTTATCAATGAGTGTGAAGATAAGATAAACGATTTAGAAATTGAATTGGCAAAAATTAATTCTTGTAAACATAAAAAATAATGAACTGTAATTGCGAAGAAAAAAAAGATAATTGCGACTGCAAAGTAACTGCTGAACATATTGGTTTTGATGCTTGGTTAGACGTTTTAGAACAAGAAGAACAACCAACCTGCAATATCGAGAATCAAGAAGATTGTGAGAACTGCGGTAGCTAATGGAATTAGTTGTTTTAAGATACAATCTTTCTAACGATAGCACTAACGGTATGTTGATGAAAAAAACCTCAACAGGCTACGATTTTATGTGTTACACTTTAGAAGATGAGTATAGAGCTGTAAAGGTAAAAGGAGAAACAATGATACCTTACGGATGCTACGAAATTAAATTAAGAAAAGAGGGTGGATTTCATAAAAAATATAGCGAAAGATTTTCTGATATACACGATGGTATGCTTCATATCGTTGATGTTCCTAATTTTGAGTATATTCTTATACATTGCGGAAATACTGATGAGCATACTGCGGGGTGCTTACTTGTTGGCGACAACCAAGAAAACAACGGATTAATTTCTAATGGATTTATAGGTAAATCTTCACAAGCATACAAAAGAATTTATCCTCAAATTTTAAATGCTTTGCAAAAAGAAGAAAAAGTTTTTATAGAGTATAAACACATAAACGATTTCATAGATGGCTAACCCTTGCTAAAGGGTTCACAAAGGGTTATTTATACCCTACATAATAAAGCTAAAGATAAAGCTAAGGTTATAGTTAAAGATAAAGTTAAAGTTAAAGATATGAGTATTTTAGGAAAAATTTTTAGTAGTGGTGCAAAAGAGTTAGTAGAATCTGTTGGAGGTATAGTTGATGAACTACACACATCAAAAGAAGAAAAGGCAGAACTTAAACATAAGTTTGAGGAAATGATAATGTCTTACGAAGCTAAGATGCAACAGGAGGTAACTAAGCGTTGGGAAGCGGATATGCAAGGTAATTGGCTTACAAAGTCCATAAGACCTTTGACACTAGCCTTCCTGATGATTGTACTAACTACATTTACTTTAGTTGATTTTGGATTTGTAGATATGGATATTAAAGATTCTTGGATTGACCTATGGCAAATATTAGCTATCACTTGCTTTGGTGCATACTTTGGTGGTCGTTCATACGAAAAAGTCAAGAAATAGTTTGGTAGGTAAGTAGTTCTTTACTTACATTTGTTTTTTGATTTGTGTTATCTACACATAATTGTAATCATTTTGGGGAAAATGTGGAATAGGGTTCATTAATTTGTTCCCTATTTTTTTGTTTAACTTTTTTTTATTATATTGCGGACATTATGAAACAATACAGACCAAGACTTACTCAAAAAGAATACGAGATAATACAAAAACATCGTGGTAGTGGTGGTGTAGGTATCATAGGAGATACTCACGAACCGTTCTGCCACCCTAGTTATAGGGATTTTTGCTATGAAGTATTTGATAGGTTTGGTGTTTCAGATATAGTACATATTGGAGATGAAGTAGATAACGCAGCACTTTCTTATCACGAGAAACTGACAGATATGCCTAACGCTGAAAGCGAAGCAGAACAAGCACAAAGAGCAATGGAGAAGTGGTATGATACTTTTCACGATGTAAAGGTTTGTGTAGGTAATCACTCGGCACTACCATTTAGACAAGCTACAACAGCAGGTATTCCTAAAAGATTCTTAAAGTCTTATGAAGAAATATGGAACGCACCTAAAGGTTGGAAGTGGGAGTTAAATTGGGAGATTGACAATGTTATGTACGAACACGGAACAGGGTCGTCAGGTGCAAGAGCTGCTGTAAACAGAGCAACTGCCAACAGACAATCTACTGTAATAGGTCATTGTCATTCTTTTGGCGGCGTTAATTATATGGCTTCTCGTAACGATTTAATCTTTGGTATGAATGTTGGTTGTGGTATTGATGTAGATGCTATGGCATTTTCTTATGGTAAAAACTTTCCTAAAAAGCCTACTCTTGGCTGTGGTGTCGTTCTTGACGGTGGAAAGACTGCATTGTTTATTCCTATGGACTTAGGTTCAAAAATAATTCACAAGAATACACTCTAGTAAAACAAACTTTTTTTACTTTTTTCTTAATTTATATTAGGTTTATTAAGTAATTGTTGTATATTTGCAGCAGTTATTAACATTTAAAACCCCAATTATGGAACAAGTTGAAGTACAAAAAGTAAAACTAGGAGATGTATTATTCTTTTTAGACAATAAGATTGAAATAATAGAACACCTACTTAGAGAAGATGAGCAGTCAGAGTTACAATATAGAAATTCTTGTAATGGAAGTCCTGCTGATAGTGTAAGTATTGCAATGGCAGAATACTCAAACGGAAAAGTTTTTGCTCGTAACCACGCTTTAGAAAAAATGAAAGAATTTAGAAATTTATTAACTAACCTCAAATAAAATTATTATGTCAGAAATTAAAACAGAAACTAAGAAAGAAAGCCTAAGAAGATTGTTCACAGAGAATGGTCTAGTACAAGAAGATGTGTATAAAGACAAGCGAGGGTTTGTTATTATCACAAGAACGGGTATAGATAAGATTATAAGCAACAGAAATATTACAGTTACTTATGAGCCAATAGTTATGGAAAAAGATTGGGTTGTATTACGTTGCTTTGCTTCAATGACTAAAGGAAAACAGATAGGTCAAACTGAGGTTCAGTCTTTTGGAGAATCCTCTAAAGAAAACACTATGGGTCTTGCAGGTAAGTTCCCTGTTGCTATGGCTGAGAAGCGAGGAAAATCAAGAGCTGTACTTATGCTTACAGGGTTTTATGAGCAAGGAGTTTATGGTCAAGATGAGATGGCTGACTAATGGATTGGATAGATGATGTACTTGAAAGTGAGCCTATCAGTAATTCGCAGATAGCAATTATTGAGGGTTTACTTACGGGTGTTCCATACGAACCTGATGAACTAAAAGATATAGAGAACGGTATGCTACATCTTAGTTATCAAGAAGCCTACGAGTTAATTGTAAAGTTAAAAGTAGATTACATACCAAAAGACCCAAGAGAACAGTTTAAAAAAATGTTTAGATATGGCAATTAGAAAACACGCAATGACCAAAGAAGGTGCAATAGTTGCAATCA